GGATTAGTTTATCAATTTTATTTTGTAGTTCTGTTATTTGTTCTGAGTCTTTCATGTTCCTCCTTTAGTTGGTGAATTTTACCATCCTTGTTCCAAACTCTCACGTTTCCTAGTTCTTCAAACTGGAAGTCCCACTCCTCTTTTGTAATGCGTCCGAGCATATAGTCCTCGTTTGATTTCCGCTGGGCTTCTTCTCTTGTCATGTCCAATGATCTAATGGACATCTCTCCGTGTCCATAACCAATTTGATTTCCATGTTGCATCCACAAACACCGCACTTGCCAGCACCAGCAAATGCCTTTGGGTCGTAGTGAACGCACTGGTTGCAGATTAATAATCGCTCCTCGATCTGCTCTTTGTTCCGAATTGGCATACCTGCTTTAACGAATACCGCTGCACTCTTCACGAAGCTAATCGCTTTCTGCGCTAGATTTGGCTCGTTCATTTCATTCCAAAGATACTCTTCAATGCATCCACACCAGTGCTGGTGCTATGATATGATCTTGGCTCGTCTTCACTCTCTTCTTCTCCATCGTACATCGCAACATCCCAAGTCGTATCGAACAACTTACGCAGTCCCTTTGCAGACATGGTCACATTCCCACGTCCGTTGAACGATGGGTTCTTGTTGGTGTACACCTTCCAGAGTTCTTCTTTTGTCATACGTTTATCAGTGCAATGTTGAATTCCGCTGCAAGCAGTGTTGTTGATTCATCTGTTGGATACGTCTCACGATAGACTATCCTTTTGATCCCGTAAGATGCAAGCGATTTCAGGCAGTTGTTACATGGCAGTGTTGTTGATGCCAGCAGATAGCACTCCAGTGGCTTAACATGACGCAAGGCATTCTGCTCTGCATGGACAACGTAATTCCTACGCTTATCCCTGTCAGTCCAGTCCTCCTCCATGTGCGGCGGGAATCCATTGTAACCACAGGCTGCAACAGTGTTGTCATGCCGCAACAACACAGCACCAACCTGCCTCCAAGGGTCTTTGCTCTTCTTGGCAACCACTTCAGCTATCGATAGTGCATATTCATCCCAGTTCATATTTATTTATTATTCACCGCATTATTACCGCATTATTCACCGCATATTCATTTCAATGAAGTCAAGACCTATGTACCTCACCAATATGATCTTCCAACCAGTAAACCGCCTGACCAGAATCCCTAACGTCATCAGGGAAGATGCACTCGTCTGATATGATTCCGTTTAATTGTAATGCGTTCATCACTTTAGTTGCGTTGAGCCGCTTGTATTGAATGTAATGTTCAAGTGTGTTCACTCGTCGAACCCTTTCATGCCATCGTATACAACATACAGTATAATAGCTGCTAATACGATATAGCCGATAATATATCCCATATATGACACCTTATTGGCAGGACTCACACTCTGGATCTTCGATGTGACAAGTGCGCTCGACCTTCACTCCGTCCAAGTCATCGTCATCCTTCAACACAACTGGTTCCTCAACCACGTCTAGCTTATCTGCCCGTGCGATTGCTGCTGCATTAGTGTAGCGTTTCTCTGGGTAACGCTTCGACAGCTTCTCGACGTTAGCTTCCATGCACTCGTTAATCGTTAAGCCCAACTCGTTAAGCAAACCAGTAAGGTAGAACAGGATATCTCCTGCCTCTTCCCGCACGTTGTCGAAGTCTAATTGCTTCTGGTACACTGCGTGTTTCTTGATTGCATCCAGCAACTCACCAGCTTCACCACTGACTCCAACTGCCATGTGGAGAATGGATGCCTGAAGTGGAGTAAGCTGGACAAGGATGTCATGCCCCGGCTTCACGATGGACTGAACGAATTGTTCGTATGGTGTAGTTAATTTCATTGTGTGTATATATTAAAGTATGCCAAGCCGAAACAACCTGCCTCGGCTAGGTGGACTAACTTTCCCTCACTACCTATGCTCTCGTCAAGTATCTTTTTAGTTATCATCTGCGGATGCCCATCATGTGGTTCAATGTCAACCCATTCAAAGATGCGAAGAACCTTTGCCGCTCGTAGTGCGTTGCTGATGATTAACGCAGGGTCATCAGTATGCTGCAAGCAATTGTAAATCCAGCACTCATCGAAGCCCTCTTCAACCACTTCCTCACCTCTCATCACCAGACATTCAACACCATGCTCATGGTAGCGAGCGTAAGTCCATTGTGGGTACTGGAGCGGATCCACCACCAATGCCCTGCCAAGTCCCTTTGATTTGAGCAGCATGGACGTAGGCCCACCACCTATGTCCAGCACTGACTTGCCTGACAGACTGAACCCATAGCCCACTTGGTGCAGTCCCATGAATCTCGCATAGACATAGTGTTTCTGGTCTTCGTCGAAGGTATTGCAGCAGTCTCCCCAGTACTGCGATTCAAACGTGTAGTCGCTCATTTCAGTTCCTCCTTCAGCTTGCGATAGTGTGCCACTGCTTGGGGCCATTGGTCATGCCAACCTGATGACGCTACTAGTCGATCCGCGCAATCCTTCCATCTGTCACGCTCTTGGGTTATCTTGTCTATCTCTTCTGTTGTATCGTTCATATTATTTTTGTTGTGACAAATAGTGGGTAGTATTTGTCACAGGGTTTGTTAGTGATTGGATGGGTAAGTCATTGTCATTGCATCGATTCCGTTGCCATCAGCGTACCACCCTGCTCCATTGTACACGTCTAGCACGTCTTGGAAATACTTCTCGTACCTTGGTGCAACTCGTTCAAGCGTAAAGTTCTCACCGAATGCACGGCAGTCCGCTGGCTTGATCTTGTCAATGTTGTTGATTGCATCGACGTAATCACCCATTGTCCTGCATCGATACCCAGTGACCCCGTGAAGATTGTTCTCTGCGAAGCTACCCCAGTCGCTGGTGATGGTTGGGGTTCCGCTCAATAAGTTCTCGATCTGGACTCCACCGAATGGTTCGACGTACTGGCTAGGCAGGAAAGATGCCTTAGCCTTAGACATGAGTTCCTTTCGCTTAGGAACGTCAGCATAGCCCACATACTCCACATGGGGTGGGAATGTATACCCAGCCTCGCATTGACCCGCTACAACCAGTTTCACTCCTGCTCTGCGCGTTGCGTCGATTGCGATATCTACACCCTTGCCAGAGTAGACCCTGCCCAAGTACAGGAAATAGTCTTCCTTCTTGTCGTTGAAGGTGAAGTCATCGATGTCGAAATAGTTGGGGATCACCACGGAATAGTTGTCCTGCTGGCACTGCCCAACTGCACCCATGCCGCAGAACGCATGGTAGATGGCATAGCTCTCCCAAACCTTCCATTTAGCCCAGTGACCACCAGCGTACCCTATCCCCGGCTCAACTACGATCATATCATGTTGATGTGCATCACATATCGGTCGTACTCCGCTGCCCCAAAATGGAAGAATAAAGTCGTTCTTTTTCTTTCTAAAACCTACCTCCCGAATGGCATTGGAATAGAACGTCTGGTATGCATGGTCACCAGTGTCGAACTTGAAGAATGTTTTCCTCCAGTCATGGGATCCATATGACTTGGCAAAGTCCTCGTTGGTCAGGACGCTGACGTGTTCCGTGCATTGCAGGTCACTGTCCTCATGCCCGTAGTGGATCACCTCATGGCCCCTATCGGTCATAGCTTTTGCAAACTTGACCACCTTTTGGGTATACGCACAAGCGTTAAACTCTTTGGATGTAACTGTGTGTGGTAACCCTAGTGCGTGGAATCTCATTTTTGTTGTTTTCATTATGTACTACTGCTGTTATGTGAAGTTATTGATTGTTTTCCCTATTCTTCAGCTTGTTGATCAAGGACTTCTGCTTGTTTACGTCATGCTGCAATTCGTGGATGATTTGCCTCAATTCTCTGATGTGCTGCTTTTGTTGCTGGATTATACGCATCTCTGGTGTTATCTCATGCGCTTTCATAGGTTCTCTAGGATCTCTGTTAGTTTTGCTCTCATGTTGTTGACTTGTTTCAGGCTTTGGTAGTCTTGTGCGCTCACCTCAAAGGTTGAGTATCGGTGATTGCACTTTTCGTTGTTGCAGTATCTACGTCTTGAGAATCGATTGCCTAGGTCACGGCATTCCATAACGTGTGTCGTAGAACTGCATTTGGGGCATAATTTGACCATTATGGATAAACCCTAGATATGGGGTATTTAAAAATAGTTAACACTATATGGTGATTATTATCGACAACATCAGTGATTTTGTGGTTAAAATGCATTAGCAAATCGTTCGCTAGCCCACATGATCCTCTCCAGTCGCTTCGATGTGCATTTGCTTCTCCTCTGGTTCCCTGCCTTGGATTAGCTCAATGGGTTCAGCACTTCTATCACCGATGGTGAATGTGACGTTGAGTGGCTTTGCTTGTGTCGATTCGATTTCAATCTTATCCCCGTACTGACGTGCGTTCCACTTACCTAGTAGACGGATACGAGTGTCAATTCTGACCCTCTTCTCCTGAGCATCGAGCATAGGATCATCAGCGATTCTTATGCAGTCATCAGCGATTGCGTGAGTGCCTATTTTGCGTGAGAGATGAGATTTGTTGCGAAAGTCTTCGTTTGAGCATTCCCATCTCCATACTGTTGAGTAGTTTGGCATCCCCTCTAGATTACAGATGGATGAGAGTGTTTGGCCCATTGAAAGTCGTTCACAGATTTCCTCTGCGATTTCCTCGTTATACTCTGGTGGTCTACCCATTTTCTTAGATGGTTTAAAGCTCATATGGTGATTGTGACTGCTTAGGTTTACGCTTGGGTAATCCTGATTTCGGTTCGTTGCTCTGCTTGAGTTTTGACTTTGACTTGCGAGAACGTGATGTTGACGCTTTCGGGGTTATCGTCTGGGATGAGGTGCGCGTATCGGATTTGGTCGATAAGTGGTTTGCAGCCCCCTGCAAGATTGTCAACATCGAGTGTTTTTGTGGAGTATCTTGTAATTGAGAGAGTGTATAGCGGATTGCACTTAGCAGCGCAGTCCTTGCTAGGAGCTTTTGCTTTGTGTACTTTGTCCAATGCGCGTTTAGGAGCGTGTTTAACGAGGGTGTCAAGTAGCCGTCTAGATGGAGGTTTATAGTTGTCTGCATAGTAGTAATGTCCGTCAGGTGCGAGTGTGTAGCCTTTCTCTTTGAGTTGTTCAGTTGTCCAGTTCATTTGCGGGTATAGTTTTGAGTTATTGTGTGGGATTATACCTTATCTAGCTCATTAAACCCTTTGCTCGTATTCCTGCGTTTATGATTTGGTTGTGAGCATCATCAGCAATGGTTGCAGGAAAGAAGATTTCTTTAAGATCCTTGTAGTTTGTTCTTGGGAAGATTTCATCTGTTTCGATTTCCCCATCTTTTATGCTGGTTGTTAGTTGGAATCGTTTAGGAAGCTCATAGAGTTTAGCGGACAATGGATTGGCTTCCATGTCTAGATCCCAGAATAGATCAATCATAGTGTTTGCTTGCAGTATTGATATTGTGCCATCTGGCCATTTTGCTAGGTATGTTTTCATTGATTGTTTAAAACTTTTTTAGGTTGTCTTGGTCTAGTGCATAGCCTTCTCCGTGGCCTAGATTAATTATGTTCGATGGTTTGATCAGGTCTTCCTTCCATGCCCATCCTTTGTAGTCAAGTGTTGGTGAATCCACAACGCATAAGACGTATACATCTACATCTGGATTTACTTTGAGTGTGGACAGCAAGCGAGCGTGTGTGTGCTTTGATGCCTTTATATCGTATCTGTTGCCGCTTGGCATAACGCCATCTGGAGATCCAGATCGAGGTGATAGTCCGAGGTCAGGAAATACATTCATCAGCTTTGCGAACCCGTACTCTGCCATCATGCCAATCACGTCAGCTTCTGCTCCGTCTTGGTTGCCAATCTTGGCATCCTTGACTCCATTGCTTCGAGCTATAAGCGAACGCATCCTGCCAATGAGTTGGCATATCTGCACCTCGTCAGGGTTGAGTGTAAGTTGCATGGTCTATCGTGATTGCTGAATGAATTTGAGTGCGATTGCCATTAGCTCAGGGTAGTCGCGCAGTGACTCTAGGTAGCTTTGAAACATATCATCAATAGCCTGTTCAGCGAACGGGTCTGGAATGATCTCAGCCTTGACCTGTACGTCCTCCAATTCCTTGTTGGATGCTCTTAGTGCAAATATCGCAGCGGAGCAGAATACTGCCAGTTGTGCGGCAATAGAGCGGTAGTCCTTGTCGCAGTCCTTGAGTCGTTCTATCTCAGCTGTATATAGTGGGTCATTCATTTTGCTTCCTCCAATGCGGATCTGGCAATCAGGCCCATGTTTTCTCTGTCCGCGTAAATGTCTGTCCCGTCGATGAATAAATCCTCAATCTTCATTAACGCAGCCCTAGCCTCGTCGCGTTCTTGACAGAATCGTTCTGCCCTGCACTCTGCCTGTGCAATTTGAGATAAAGCCTCGTCACGTTCTTGCTCCAGCCTAGCCAACTCGCTAGTGGAGTGCAACTCCAGTGCAGTTAGCCTGTCAGCCAGTTGCTTTGCGTCCAAGTAGTCTGTTATAATTTCGTTCATATATTTATAAAATGGGGTGTGAGCTT